AAAACTAGGTGTTAAGCTGCCGTCGTGCCCCCTTATCATAACTTGGGGATTTGTATATGTTATGTCAGTATAAATTGCTGGTGTAAATTTTGGATATAATCCTAATTTCGATGGCGTTTCGGGGACCCAATTACCATCCGTGTCTTGATACTCGACAATTGTAAGAATGTTGCCAACTGCTAATGTTATATTGTTTTTTATACTGACCCCAGGGCCTGTTACTAAAAATTCATAATCACGTCCGTATAATAATTGACTACCGTTCAAATAAATTAAAATAGACCGATTACTTAATGTTTCATTTGAAAAAATGGTTGTAAGTTCATAATTACGTTGTTGCGGATTAAAGATATTGTAAGTTATTACATTTTTGTTATCTCCATATGGCACCATATCACTGTAGTACCACGGAAAAGTCTTATCCTTAACTGAATTTATTTGTTTAATAATATAGTCCACTGCGCCAACAGGATCACTTGGATTGATCTGACTGCTGTTGCTTGCAATGTTTATAAACTTATTTTTAAATCTTATATATTCTTGCTGAGCATTAATTAATCCAGATGCAAAATTATATTTTTCGTCGCTCAAGAACATAGAAGCAAAGCTAACAGGTGCGCTCTGCTGTAACATAGTACCAGACTGATTTTCGATATATAAATCTCTTAGATTGCTTACTCCTGGATAATTTCCAATAAAATATAAACTATTTTTACTCAATGAACCTATATGATTTCGTAATTCTCCTAACGTTGGAGTCCCTAAAATTCTATTTTGTGCATTTAAATTTAAATTATCAGGGATCTGATAAAATCCAAGACTGCTGATATTTTTACTATAAACAAGAATATCTACTCTGTCATTGATTTGTAATTTAGCTTTCTTTATTACAATTAAAATTCCGTCTGGCACATTATACGCAAAATAATCATTGATTGATATTTCTTTAAAATTAACGTATATTAATATATTAGGTTTAACTGTTGCTACTTCTGGAATAATATCAATTTTGAATGAATTGTCTACCCCATCATAGGTAAACGGTATATCTTGCATTTGCCTGGTAGTAGTATTAACATTGGTCCATACATTAAGTTTTGTAATACTACCATCTGTATTATTTTTATATAGTAATCCTGAATCTATTTTTTTAGTATAAACAACTTTGTCTATACCATAACTAAATGATTCAACATCAAAATTATTGTCAAACTGTATATCACCTATATTATTAAAATTTTTATAACTTAAAGGAAAACCTAAGATAGGATCAGCTGTTCCAGTGCCTGTCTTATAGCTAAAAATTTTAGTACCATTAAATTGTGTAGCAGAATTGATTACTGGATATTTTACACTATCAGAAAAACTAACGCCTTCATTGTCGAAAACATCAAATAAGGGAGGCTGATTTATACCAGTCTTACTTTGTCCTTCGATCCAAATTTTATCCAAAAAGTAAAAACTTTTACCGTTGTTAACCACTCCATTAAAAACACTAACAGTATTAAAATCTGATATGTCGTCAACAGGTATTAAATGTATTACTTCATTGGCCAACGGATCTCCCGACACATTTTCAAATGTTACTTGCCAGATTTTATCTCTAACTCCAGCATCGTTGTCAGCAGAAAAAATTACACGCATTCCTTGAACCAAACTGATACCGTCAACGAAAATAGAAGTTTTACCTTCAACTGACAAAAATGCATTTGTGTATACTGTGTCAAATATATCAACAGGTGACTTGGCTGTTTTTCCAAAATTAATTAATTGCAAGTCTGCATCAAATTCTATAATAGGGCGTTTTGCTCGTTGATTTGAGTCGAAAACTTGCGGAGTATTGTTATATAAACTGGTTAATTCAATTATATCTTTATGAAACCAACGATTTCTTCGAGTCCATGGATTAAGGTCTCTACTGGCTCTGCTAATAATAATGTAATCAGGATCAGACAAACTAGTATTAGTGTCTATATTTGTACTTCCGTAATACGCTCTTCCGATTATGTAAGGATAAATCGGAGTTCCATCACTGGCTTGTGTTGTAAAATATGCATATGTGCCATTGGGAAATTCTGGTGTTACACAAAAACGTCCATTGTATTGATCTAGCGTACCGCTGTCTTGTACATAAGAGTAGTCTTCGATAAATGCTCCTGCCAGAAATTCGAATGTAATAGTTACCCCAGCTGATAGTGTAACACTGCTACTAAGTTGTATCTGACTTGCAGTACCTAAAAATGGTGGCAGTCCTACTGCTGTTTTTAATCCGTTATTAATTATCCACACACTGCCAGATTCTAACCCGGCAGAATTAACCGTTATTCTCATACCAGGATTTAATCCATTGGTACTAGACACAGTAATTAAATTGCTATTAACAACATCAGCAGTAACGGTAACAGTTTGTGCTACCGGTCTAAACAGTCCATCGTTAGATGATTCGTATGAACTTATCATACGAATAATAGAACTACTTGAATTTAACGGATTTGAATACCCAAACGGTCCGTAAATAGGATATCCGTCTGCTGCAAATCCTATAAGTTTACTATGATTTGTTGCAGGATCTAAATATCCATTAGTAAATCCTGATACATTTCCCCATGCGTTTGCTGTAATAAATTTAGAATTTGTATAAACATAACGACCGTTTTCTAATGGATACCCGCCGTAACTATCTTGGCCGTTGATTAATACTTGTGTAGTGTCGTAATTCCACTTGCTACCATCTAGCCCAGGAACCGAAGCTCCATTGCTTACACCGTTAATAAGAATTCCCGGCAAAGTTATACCAATTACATCTGCAGAATATGTTAAATTATCATGTTCTCCCGGATCGTTTAATCCAGGTCTATAAGGATATTTTAATTTAAGATCTTGAGCGACGATATAATTTGTATTAATAGTATTAGGAAAAACTCCAATTTTTACATTTACACCATCAGGAAAATCTGTGGTAGTTATAGTAAGTTGATCTTGTGCTAAATTAAGATTAGCTGTTGCATACAGCACAAAATTATTGTTTGGATTATAATCTGATTTTGCCTGTGCTTGATTAATTACTAAATCTGACACTGGAATTAATCGTATTCTAGTTCCTACCCCATCAATATAATATTCTTTATTTTGATAAGATGCAGGTATAACGCTGGTGTCAAAATTAATTTTTAATCCGTTAGTAAAAACAACACCGTTGGGACTAACATAATTTGTTTTACCGATTATTTCTTCATCAACATTGATAACATTACTGGTCGGATCTACTATTCGAATAATACCAACTTGATTTGCATCTGACCCATCTTGATAATATAGTGTGTTTAGTGGTGCAGTGATTACAGGTATCTGTTCTAGATTATCCTCAGAATTTGTATACCATTCGGTGTTACCGTAACTAATACCTGACAGTATCAAAACTTTGTTATTAGTGGGTATTGGCAAATAGTAAACTAAATTAATGATATAATCTGCGCCGACTGGAGTCAAAACAATTGTCCAAATTCCGTATCTTTCATTTTCAGGCACTGTAACAGAATTAGAAGTCCAATCAGGATCTACATTATAATTTGGAAAAATTATGTACTTTCCATTTAAATTTGCTACTTGGCCATCAATACCTTTGTAATTGTTTTTAATATCTGACAACAATTTACCTTGCAAATTAGCGTAACTTATTGTGCTTACTAAATCAACTGTTTGCACTATTGGCATAGTGATAAAGAAATCTTGGGCTATTGGAGGTGGAACAAAAAATGTCACAGTGCCCACATCTGTTCCATTATTTTCAACGCCCAGTACTTGTCTAGAACTTAGGTTAGTTTGCGGGCTAAGTCCGCTTAAGCCAGGATTTGTTTGAATCCAGAAAGGTTTACCAGGCTGATTAACATTGAATGTATAGTTTCCGCCGCGTGCTAATACAATGTCAGGATTTGATGCAGTATTGTACCCGCTTATATTATAAACTTGAAGACCGTTTTCAGCATATACATTAAATGTGCGTGTTAAGTCTGCTTCACCTGCAAATACATTAACTGATTCTGGGCCGTTGGGTAGCCAATAGTATTGACTAAAATTAATAAATGCATCAGCATTAATTCTTGGATTATAACTATAAAAATCGCTTTCCCATAGATTGTCTTGATTGCTGATGTTGCCGCCATAAAAATCTATCTTTTGTAAAACTTCAGGATATGTAGTATGAAAATCCACTTCTCCAGTTGCTTTATTTTTTACAACTATACTAGGCTCTAATTGGTAATCTGCACGAAGTGCATCAGACTCTTTAATATAGGTATTAATTCCACTGAATCCTGGCGCAAATTTTCTTCCAACATAACCATTAATAGGAACCAAATTTGGCTCTGTCATTAGCTGATCCAATGTAGCGTTTAGAAATCGTTTATTAGAGTCAGACTGGAATACTGCTGGAAGAAAATTTATTGTTTTAGTAATTGGCATCTTCTAATCTATTAATTAATTATAGTATTTACCGTTAAATTTTGTATGTTTAATTGTGCTGCGGTAATGGCGCTGATAATTTCAATATTTTCTACTGTTGCACAACTTATTAAAATTTCATTAGGTTCACTGTTAATCTGCTGCAATGATCCATACGTTTGACTAGTGCTATTAGGTACAATAATAATGCTGCTAATATTAGGAGCCAGACCTTGCTGAATAAACGTCGATAGTTCAGTGAAATAAAATGTTTCACCAAAATCCCAATTTCCTACAGCAAAAAATGCATTAATATATGCAAGAACTTGACTTCGAATTTCGCTGTCAGATAAATTAATATTCGAATTTTTAATAATCTTGAATGTAGCTTGAAGCTCGGGTCTGGCTTTGCTGCCAAATAACGGCTTAAAAACTGCGGCATTATAAATGATAGCGTCACTGACTGATTTATAATTTTCTAGATTCCCAAATGCTAGTTTCAGACTTTCTCCTGTTTCTTTTTCAGGTTCTTGAACTTTTCCGGTAGTATCTAATATCCATGATCTGTATTCTGTTTCATATTCTTTGGTTAATACATACATATCTATTAGATTACTTGGACTTGGATCTATTCTTCTACTTCCTGGAGCATTGTGTTTATATTGAAAATATAAAGGCAAGCGGCCAACTCTTGCAATATAATCGTTGCTTTCAGTTAATGATCGTGCATTAAGATTGATAGTTAAAACATAAAAAATTTCTTCTTCATATGCATAAAAAATTTGCCCTTCGGTATAGTTATTAATATTTGGAATAATATCAAATTGATTTCCAACTATTACCACAGACGATGAAAGAATGGGAGTAAATGTTACAAAACTATTATATCCGTAAGTTTTTTTAAAGAAAACAAACTTAGTAGGGGGATCATTATTCACATCAGGTTGTACTATGGTGTTAAAAATGTCTGGATCGTCAGGCACACCGTCGTTATTAATATCGCTATATGTAACTAATACTTTGCTAGCGTTTACATAACCATCAGATTCTGCAATTTGATCGTATATGTACCATAAAACGTTTTCGGTTAACGGCTGTCCTGTATCTGGATCTCCGTTAACTTTTAGAACATTTACGCTATCATTGACTGTAAAGCCAGTTATAGGATCAAAAATCTTTACTTTATTGTCAAAATAGAATTTTGTTTCTTGTATGCTTTCAAAAATATAACTTAATCCTCTAATTTGCACAGTGTAAATAGAATTCGAAACAGTAAAGCTTAATAGCCAGCTTGCATCTAAATTCTGGCCGCTGGTAGAACCTTGATAAATTTGACTAAAGGGATCTGTCAGATTTAAATCTTGGGCACTAACAGTTTGCCAAGTTTGAGTATTTTGATCATAGCGAATTCCAAATTCACTGTAGTTACTGATTAATCCTATCAGCTTAGATATAAATTCTGTTGTAAACGTATTACTAAATGTAGGTATCACGGTGATAGCTTGGGCGTTCGACGGTAAATTTAAACTTAACTTAACAGGGCCTTCTCCGTTGCTTAAATTACCCTGATTGCCATTGCCTATTAAGCTAGTAATAGAAACATATAGTAAAGGTTGTCCGTTTTGTGGCACTTGTCCATTAGCGGGCAAAGGCACTATTTCATTACCAGAATTAAAATAATTACCAGCACCCGGACTGAATACTATAATACAACCTTCTGTTAAATATCTATTATTACCCACAACCCCTGATCCTATAGCAACTTTATTTCCAGAAATCGGAAAATCTAGAAAATAACCAGTGCTACTGCCAGACCCTGCAGTACTTCGATTCCAATACAAACTGGTCAGCGAAAATCTGTTAAAATATTCATAATAAAAATGTTGCAAGGTTTTACTACGTATGTCTGGCAGGATTTGATTTTCAATGATTCTATTAATATCTGCAGTTGTACTGAAAGTGAAACTAAAACTAGAATCAGCATCTTCTTTATAAAGAATTCCATCTTCTGAAAAAATATTGGTACTGCTATATCTACCGCTGGTGTCGAATATATCCAAATATCTACTAATTCCGCTACTAGTTCTATTAACTGATTTGACTTTACTGATTGTACTATAGTTTGCATAAGGAAAAGTATTATAATCTTCTCCGGTAATCATACGATTTTGTGTATAATACAGTTGCGGTGCTTTAGTTTTAATTTCAGTGATACTTTCCCTGGGGACAGCATTAGCAACTGTGTATTTTAAACTAGCCACAATTGTCAATGTTTCTAATCTACCAGCACGACTGACATATGGTATAGTTAAACGAATGTTAGTCATTTCGTCTGGGGTAATCTTATAACTTAGTCCAGTGCTAGTTCTAAAATATGTCACAAAACTTCCCACAGGGATGGCAGAAAAAGTGCCGTCACCGAATACTAGATCAATTTGATCTCCTGCTCTTGTATTAACCTGATAGCTTTTTTGTGCTGCATTATTGTTATAGATAATGTTAACCCCGTTAACACTGGGAATTTGATTCCACAATTGTCCGACGTTGCCCAAGCTACCAATTTCATATAGCCAAACATCCGAATTATTAATATTATCAAAGTTAATACTAGCTAAATTATTAGGTAAACTTTCAGGAAATCTAAAAGTCTGCGTTTGTAAATTTCCTTGTTTAAAATAAAAGAAAAATCCTGTATTATTGCTAGCATTGCCTAAATTGTCATTTTTATAAATTACATTAAGAGGTCTGCCTGGTGCAGGTGCTGCTTCATATATATAACTTTCATCTACACTGGTGCCGCTGACAACTTCAAAATTTAAGGAAGCATTTTCAATTTGCGTGTTGTATCCAAAAACTGGCAGTGTGCCCGAGGGCAAATTTATATTATATTCTGCATTTAATACCCCAGCAATAGTATTACTGTTGGCAGGTTTACCTACTTGCTGATTGGTCGGTAAAGCTGCATTAATTATTGTGATAAACTGTTCATACCAATTAACATTTCCGTTGTCGTTCCAGTTTACAATAAGATTAGTAAGATCAATCCCGTTGCTGTCTTGTAATCTTTCAGTGGTTTGTACACTGTCGAATTTTATAAAACCATTGGCCGTTTGATTACGTTTAGGCACATAGCTAATTAGTTTAGCTAGTTTTAAAACACTGTCTCTACGTTCTGCTGTATCAATAAAATTTTCACGAGCGTTTAAATCTGTACGAAATGCAAGACTCTGTCCTAAAAATGCAATAAGGTCAATTAATGCAACATATTCGCTGGATTCGATAAAATCGTTAAAATTTTCTGGATAGTATATGCGTAGATAATCCAGCATTGTTTTACGCAAAGTTTGAAAATCATAACTTTGAAAATCTGCGTTTCTGAAAGTTTCGTAAAGAATAGTCCAGTCTTGATTGACTAAAAGACTACTTTGTCTAGTTGTAAGTGCCATGCCTGTCCTCGTTTTATGTATTTATTGAGAACAAAATATGGTATTTTAAAGCATTGAATTATTCTGAATCATTTGCTGATCAAATTGCACAGCCAATTTAGCAGTCTGATTTGTTTGGATATAAATCAGATCTAATTCTATTTGTAATCCTCTCTCATACTGAGTTACAATTACATTCTGGGCTGCAATCCTCGGATCGTTTGCAACAATACGTTTTATGTCCTGTATTATTGTAGTTTTGCTTTCTTCGTTCAACGGTTCGAATATCATATCCCATATGATAGTGCCGAACTCGGGATTCATTAACTTTTCGCCTTTGCGAATGTTAAAATGATTTTGTAGATCTCGTTTTACTAATTCAAAATCGGTTAGTCGAAATCTTTTGTTACTTTCTAATGTGCTGAATCCGTTATATAGTGCCATAGCTATATTTACCCTATACTAGTTATATTAGAGCTTTCAACACTAGCTTTTATAATAGGAACCTGTGTTTGACTATACTTTCCGCGATTATAAAAGGTTGTAGCAGAAGTGCCATTGGCATCAGTGGTAGACTGACCTGTTTTGTACCAATTAGTTGCAGCTTCTGGTCCGACTAAATGTGCAGCACTAACTATTCCTGCAATATCTTCTGCTGAACTATCTGCTGTAATAATACCATTTTTTTGTAATCTTGCATAATTATTTTTGGTATAGTTATACATTGCTTTTTCTTGAATGGTTCCATTTTCTCTGAATGCGTCTGAACTCGATATACCATCTTTTCCAGTCCAATTATTAGGATTACTTAATGCTTCTGCGGTCTGCGGAGTCCCAGCTTTAACATAACCCAAATCTTGTAAATCTTTTGATCCCAACAGATACTTGCCTTGATATCCATTTGCATTTTGTGTTTGGTATGACCCTTCACTTTCACTGTACCCGATCTGTGCCATAAGAGCCCTGACTTGATTCTTATCCAAATTTCCCATGCTATCAATGGGTTCGGGCTGAGCAATAAAAATTCCAGCCGAAGCTGCTCCTGTTAAGTTTTCTCTATCTGCTTGAGCAGGACCCACAACTGTGATATCAGCAGGAGGATTTATAGGATCTCCCAATACATCTTTTGGTAAAGTAGACACTGTTTGTGCTTGATTTTGAAAAATTGCTGTTGCGTCAC